GTCTCTTAAGCGTAGCGTCCATACCCTGGATTACGAACCCCGAATGCAGTCAACGGCAGAACCTGGGATCTACATCGAACAAGAACTTCCACATATGTGGAATCTGACTTGGAGAAACCCGATACCTGTCTCTCCCGGACTTCCTAGCTCTGACTGGTCTCCTCCTGTACCTCGTTCCACGGCACAAGATATACTATGGCATAGAGATAGAACAAAGGAGTTCCTCATCCAGGTGGACTCCTCGCTGGCTCGCACAGAGTCAAATCTCATCGAGCGACACATAGTCGATACCACAGATGTAGCTCACGACGATTACACACCCCTGACATCAATAGTGAAGTTTCCTTTGGCATTCATGCCGAGCGGGTCCGACACACAGGACGATCTGAAGTATAAGCGACTCGCGCGGGCTGAATGGAAAGTTCGAATTCTCATCCTCATGCAGATGATTCAGAACGGTTATAAGGAATGGGATGAAGCTGAGATCTACCCTCCTATCCGAGACTATACACCAGAGACAGAAGGCTCAATCCTCCTCAGGCAAGTCCATAGCCGTCGACCCACTACGGTCCATGAGTGATTGTGGCCTGAAATATTCCTCTCAATGGTTAACCTCGACTGTACTACTAGCTGAAGATCAAGATTTACAAAAAACAAGAACTTTACCTCCTCAATCATCGCCACTAGAATGTCAACTAGCCCAGAACTGAGAGATGAGGATCGTCTAGAGGAGAGGAACGAAGAGATGATTCTAGCAGGACAAGGGATTTCCTCTCAGGAGATTCACGGTATATTCAAGAAGTCCCTACCTTCGGCGGAGGTAGCAGCGGCGAGGTTGGAAGAACAGAAACTGAAGACCGGCTCTGTGACCCCGGGGGCTGCTATCGGGTTGTATGGAGGACCACCGTCCCTTACTACTCCCCAAGTTAGTCGTAGTTCGCCTCCTCAGTCAACCAAAGGAACCAACCCTCTCGGTGAGGCTTTAGATAGCTTGAGGAAGGAGGTGCTGGAAGGCCGAGGGAAATCAGGAGAAGCTGTTCAGCTCTTAATTTCCCTCACATCTAAGTGCGACAATATAGCAAAGACTATGACCACGACTGCCGAGGAGACCAAGAGAGAAATATCCACTCTCAACGCCACCATTACTTCCCTTCAGACTCAGCAGAGGGCTGTGGAGACAGATATAATGAAGGTAAAGACTTATGTCAAGGATCTCTTAAAACAGACTTCCTCAACTAAGGGGCCAATGGTTATCCCCGAGAATCTAGCTACCCCAACACCGCTTGCCAGTATGCCACAACAACCCCCTGACCTTCAGACTCTGGTTACTGCGCAGCCTTCGGGACCGGCAGAGAGACTGGCGGCGGAGCTCGAGAGAATGGCAGATGAGGAGGTTCCTGATCCTTTTGAGATGTTCTCTCTATCTCTTCAGCAGTCGCCATCTGCAGGGTCTGTCTCCTCTAGCAAGACTAAGATAGGGACCGGATACAGGTCAAGGAGAGCCATTTAGACCAGCTAGTTGATCCAAGCCCATTCTATGCAGAAGTCTCAATATCTCATCTTATCGAAATTAGCCCTTGTATTAACAACGCGAAACTCTAAAGTTCATTTTCAAAAAATATCTACTTAACAACCGATATGAGTACACCTGCCATAGCCATTGTCAAGCCCACCACAGGGTCTGATAAAGCAGATTTCTTTCTCAAGGGTCTAACTAAAGCCTCGACGGGACTGTTATCGGCCAAACTAGCCACCCCTACTCCCATTGACGATGAGGCTTATGAGTCATATGTGGTGACTAAGGATCCCGGCGCTCTGTTCGATGAGGAGACAGCAACTACAGCTGACCGAATCGGAGAGGGAAAGCTTGGACTATATAGGCTCCTGGTAGCTATAGCAACAACCACTGGACCAGTTATGGCAGGGAAGCATACTGATCTAGAGGAGGTTAATAGCTGGAAGAACTGGCTTGCCACCCTGGCATCATGCATCTTCACCAATCCTTTCTCGGTGGCCGAAGTTGGGGCCGGAGTTACCGAGGTCCCTCAGGCTATCTGTCGTAATCTAATCATGCTGGTCAGATCCGAGACAGAGAGAAAATATGAGGCATCTGGAGGGGGAGAGGCTGGGCAGTGGGCTTATACATGGCCACAGATCTGGTTAAGCTACCGGGCTATTGCGGCTCACCTAGGACTTCCTCCCGTCGGTAACCCTGGGGCTGATCAGATAGACAAACTACCCTATACGGGGTCTGCCCTCCAAAAGGCTAGCTTCTACGCATTGGCTGTTTATCTATGTGGCAGGCCTGTAGTCAATAGAACTGACTCTATAGGTCTCAGACGACCTGACAATCTTCAAAAGAAGTTTAACAACGGTCAGGTGTGGGTCGAAATAGGCGGTGTTCTGAAAGCATCAGAAGGGGCTTGGAAGAGGATTGGTCAGGCATGGGAGCTAGATCCTCGGTTTCGGCAGGCTCTAATCACTCCTCTCATAGGGTTGTCCCAGGGGCAGACAGGGACGGTAGGAGCAGTTATCGCCACTTTCATGGAGCTTCTCGAATGGGCTCAACTAGCTCATATTCCTATGATAGCCCGACTTATCAGGGCACATCCCTGGGTTTCCAATATGGCCGAGTTCTCGTCGGAGATATATCTTCTCGCCTCTGATACAGAACGCCTGGATGCCCTGGAGCCCCACAAACGCCCGTATGAGAAAATGCTTAAGCGCGATCTATTCAAGATCTATGATGGACGAGCTCTACTACGCCTGACTAAAATTGCTAATTTTGTCTTGGCAGATAGAGAAGCCGGTCATGACAAGTATGAGATCGGTGGTCCTGATCCCGTTCTTCTGGCTAGGTTCCACACCCTCCAGGCCATTCATGAGCCTGATGTTGCCAGGGACGCTAGAGCAGCCGACGACGTAGCGCGAGCCGTGATGGATGTCGTAGCCTAATCGTAGATATGCGACTTTTCCAAACCCATGCCTATCCTTTCTGTATAATAGCATATGACACCTGTGTATCGGCTGAATCTTATACACCGGGCGATCATTGTGAAGATAAGGTATTCAATAAAAACAAACCACTATGGATAGAGCTTTAATCATGCCTCTCTCCTTCAAGGAGAAAATGCTAGCTGCTCGTGAAGAAACTCAAAGGGCTGTCCTACAATTACAAGAAGCTAGAGTCCATGGGGAGGGCGCTATAGCTCTGGCTGACGACATCTCCACCCTAGGTGAGCTGGCTCAGGCCGCGGCTGAAGATGTACTTGGAGGTATCCATTACCAAGGGAAAACAGTCAGCATCCCGGCTGATTCACCAGATCATATGGATAAGAGAGACAGGTTTAGGGCTCAGATATACAATTTGCTCCTTGCGGCTTTCATGGCCTCTGAATCATACAAAGAATCTGAGAAGAGTAAGGAGGATATACTCAGTGTCGCTTATAAGAAGATCAGTGATCTCAGCGATGATCTAGCCTCCAGGAAAACACCTAGGACATATGATGAGCACTTCAATGCTATCTCAGAGGCTGTTGATGCAACTTCATCTCCTCAAGCATCAACCTCTAGGTCTCAAATCTCCACCGCTAGGAGAACTCCGCATGCTCAGCAAACAGCTGATTCAGTGGCCTTGGTTAGAGCTACGTCAAAGATGAAATAGTCCTGAATGCGTAACATTGCTGATAAGATTCATTGGGTTCAGAGGACCGTCCGCTGTATATTAGGAATTGAAGAATCAGATATAGAAAAAACAGGAATCACAATGTCCGCCAGCACAGCCACCAATGGAGACGGGCTAGTGTCCGGCCAATCCCTAGGATCTACTTCTTCCCAGAAGACCCCCTCGAAGCCCTCTCTGGTCAATGCCAAGGGGGAGGATGTTAGAGAAGCAATGAAGCTGCACAGAGACATGGTCATGAAGGGAAAATTTGCTTCACAAGCCAGTACAAAGGCAGCCGAGCATGATAAGAGAATTAGGAACGAATTCCTTCAACGAGCAGCCTTTATCAAAGGGCAAGTGGAAGGTGCTCAGAGCCTGGTCACTGTTAGTGGTCGTGCTGTTGAGATCAGAGAAACCACAGACCTCTTTATGCTTCGCGCCGCGGAACACTATGGTGCCTTAGTAGATATGCAGAGGTATGGTTTCCTCCTCGGAGACATGCTCGGTCAGCCTCTAGAACAACACCTAGTGGCACCTCAGCTGGCGTCTGCAGATTCATTGACTGATCTGACTCTCATGACTAAAGCAGTTAAGGAGACCAGAAGACTCTTAAAGAATGTGCTGGACATTCTGGTTATCACTAGGGGAGCACAGCGAACCGCTGCTACAAACCTGGACATTCTAGCAGAAGCATTGAACTCTACATATGTGACAGAGGAGGACCTGAGGGCCGTCGCAGAGGAGGAGACAGCCACTGACAAGGAGGCACTCATTAGCAAATATCTCCCTTCTGAAGAGCAGTGATGAGACTCTGATATGAATAAGCATTCCTCACTGTATACTGTCTGTAGCTAGCTCCTTTATTTGTACTATTAAAAATACTGAAGTAAGAGGTATTTCAAAAAAATGTCTTTATACTCTTATGCCTATGCCTCCTGGACAAGAGAATACATGAGTGGATCTGCAGGAGACGTACGAGAACTAGATGTTGAGACCCGATACCCGGAGACTCCCTGGGGTCTTATGTCAGAACTGATATCGATAATGCTGAGCGAGGTTGAGCTGCAAGTAGTCTTTTGGTTAGGGCCTGAGGTGAGACTTGTATTAGCCCATATGGCCTCGGCCACTCATCGAAGCGGAGTAGCTGCTGTGCTATATGTAGTTCTCATCCACGAGTATCAGGGTAGTAGCCCCGGTATAATAGGAGAGTATAGACTGACCCAAAGAGTTACACTCCTCACTCTAGAGGATCTCAGTCCTCCTGATTCTTGGTCAACCTAGCTGATATAGTGATTTAACCGGGGTAGAAAATTCAGAGAAGTTAGTATCTGAAACCAAAGATTTTCAAAAAACCATGGCCGGACCTACATTCCCAGCTCGGCACTTGGATAATCCAGTTCTGGATGTCCCACTGAAAAGAGCAGAGACCATCCTGTCTCACAGGAAGAAGATCCTAAAACCTGGGAAGACTGTTAGACAAGCGATCACACTGGTTCCTCTAGGACTATCCGCTTTCGAAGAAAAGAAGCATAAGGATACAGCTCGGGCTCTTCTGTACGCAGAGACCCACATGGGTGTTAACCTGGATACTGTTAAGCCACTGTACCCAGAGGACTATCCGGCTCTAATGCACAAGAGCCTACGGGATCGTTACACTCTAGAAAAGATAATACTAGCTTCTGAGGCCACAGTGATGCCAATCATATCAGCCCATGTACAAGCTATGGCTACCGAGACAAGTAGGAATCCTGAGCCACTCCCGAGATCCTTCTATACGGAAGACATAATTGACGAAGCCTCAACTGAAGAAGTGTATCGCCAGCATGTCGAGACTTTTACCACTAAAAGGGCACAAGGATATGATGGTCCTATCCTCTCCAAGTTTACAACATCATCAGCTATTGTCACAGAGGAGATATGCGTCATCAAGTTCCACTCGTCTCAGGATGAGACATATGTTCTGACCTATGAGCAACTCTTACTCCTACAGGATACAGCCATGATGAGAAAGAATGCTCTATTGGCGTGTTCAGTTATATATCCGAATGACAAGATGCTACCCAAGCTAGCACAGAAGTCTTTTGCATGGCAAGAGAGAGGGCTTCTGTTATACGGGAACCTAGGTTATGAGCTTGTGAAAACAACAGAGCCACTGTCTAAGGGTTATATGTCAAGGGCGGCAGAGGATCCAATGGCAGGGGAGGGTGACTCTTTTGAGTTTCTGATGGACAAGGTCAGGCTTAAGGAGAGTGCTATCCGCGATAGTTTGGGTCTGCCTGCTTTTCCTCCCATAGTGACAGAAGAAGCGGAGGATGGAACCGCCATCGACCCATTAAAGCCTCGAACCCTCAGTCCGTACCTGGCTGATAAGTATCACGCAGAGATAATGTTTCCCACTGATGAGCTCTATCAAGTAGTTGAGCTCTTCGGCCTACAGAAGTTCACAGGCCACCCGCTAGTCAATCCTTACCTAGGGGGGAGAACTGCAGCTGATCATGCTAGATCCCCAGATACGACTCTCCCTAGTGATGCAAAGCTTCACACAGCTATGCTATGCCATATGTTTACTAAGGCATTTACACTGAGGCATCATAGATGGCCGGCCCTCAAATTTAGTCAGGAAGGAACACGCCTCCAAGCCTTATACGAGACACAGACTCTTGATTTTAGTCTCCAATCATATGACAGGGGTGACTGGGAATATGCCCGCTTCGGTAAAGAATTTGAGCTTGACTGGTACGAAAAATATCTCGAGCTCTTCGATGATAAGTCCATATCCCTGTATCTGGAAGAGAAGCATTATCAGTGGGACGGGGGTATACCCACCTCACAGAGACGACTCCTCATTGAGCTGCTCATGAGGAAGAGATTCTCACTACGCGATGTCATAGAAGCTATTGAGGATGACAACATTCCCATCCGTTGGTTCATCTGCTCTCTGTACCCCAAAGAGAGAGAATTCAAATTAGCCGCTCGTATGTTTGCCATGTTCTGCTTGGAGGTTAGAGCTGCCTTTGCTGCACATGAGGCTAATATAGCAGAGCATATTCTACCGTACTTTCCACAGATAACCATGACAGAGGATAAGATGTCAATACATAAACGTTTCATGGAGATGACAAAGCCCTATGCCGGTGAAGATACTATCAAACTACTCCTAGAGTTAGATCTATCGGCATGGAACTTAAGATGGCGAAAGGCTGTGGTAAACGGGTGGGGTGCCGCGTTAAATGACCTATTCGGTCTCAAGAGATTGTTTACTTTCGGACATGATTTCTTCCCGAAGTGTTGCTTTATGGTGCGAGTCAACGGGTGTCGACCTGATGGGGTAGAGCTACTATATCCACCAGAGAGTGATCTATGCTGGGGGGGTTATCCAGGTGGAGGGATTCCACATCTCGGAGGATTGGAGGGTATCCTACAGAAGCTCTGGTCTATTTGCACAGTAGGGGTTTCAGCTCAAGCACTAGAGGGTCTATCTGTTCAATACACAATAACAGATCAAGGCGATAATATCATAGTTACTATCACAGAGAGCAGGGCTCATGAGACTCCTCTGCGTGATCAGCTACATGCTACTGCTAACCTAATTCTCCAGCGACATAAGGATTTCTTTGCTAGAGTTCATCAAGACCTCAAGCCATATGAATGTTTAAAGTCCTCGCGGGTCATAACCTACAGCAAGATAGTATACATAAATGGCATGGATTATCCCACCATGCTCAAGGCCCTCTCCCGCATCTATCCATCTTCTGCATCTGACTTCCCTTCATACGAGGCATATATAGCATCTTGTTTCTCAGGGACGTATACCGCCGCCGAACAGTGTAAACGACCAGAGAGGTGTTACTGGTTGGGACTCCTCCACGCATCCTATTTTATTAGCAGGACAGGACAATTTGGGGGGGCATATGAGACTCTCTTAAGCAACGCTCATGAAGCCAGAAGCCCTAGATCTGTGCGTATACAGCTGATATGGCCTTCGGAAATCGGGGGAATGGCTATAATTGGACCCTATGCCTACCTCTACAAGGGAGGAGGAGATCCTTTATCTAAGTCTCTGGCTAGCCTCAAAATGCTTCAAGCCTTCCTACCAGAAGCAAGAGAAGTAATCGGTGTGATGAGAGATCCGAAACTCTACACTCGGAACCCCAAGGTTACTAGTTTACTGCAAGATCCTTACGGTTTGCCCATCACAAAGCCGACATCCCCAGAAGACTCTGTAGCTCAGGAGACCTTGAGTGTTGTTCGTTCCTTATGCCAGAACGAGGACATAAACGCTGTTCTAAACTTCGCCAACGACTCTTACGAAGAAGAGGTCACAAAGATAATATCCACCCTGCATCCCTTCAACCCGGTAATAGCTCGTGATCTCTTAGACAGCAGCGCAATGGGATCTGTTCGATCAATAAAGAAGATGTTCCTAAAGACTCATACCGTTCAACAGCTGAGTAGGAAATCAGCAGACACTGATATCATAAGTGAGATGCTACAGGCTGGCAGAGAACGCATCAGCTGGATGATCAGGTTAAGTCTACACGCTAGAGGTCAGTTCGGAATGATAGGCAGTCTCTTCAAGGAAGTGTTAGCTCTTCGTAGCAGATGGGATGTTTCTGGAGTCAAGCCTATAGGCATCACATCTTACTTACCGATTGACTTCCAACTAGTTCCTAGTATCAGGTCATCAGTTCCTGGAGTACGCGGGGAGCTGAGAGCTACAGGCGCAGATATATTTTATACCAAGGGTCAGTCCCCTGCTTTCTATGGTTCACGAACTAAATCTAAGATATCACCTCATGGTTTCAAGATAGTCGGGCGAGGCTATGCGACTTCTGCTCTTCGATCCATTCAAACTATCATGTCGTGGTCGGATCATTCTGAAGGAATACTAAAGCTCTTGGATTACCTGTCTGAAACTAGATGTGGAATCCCGATCAGTCCTTATCGGCCTCTAGTAGACGAACAAGCAGGAGGTGAGTGGGGCCACAGATATGAGTCAAGAATTGGAGAGAGGGATGCCTATGTCCTCGGTCAAGCCGGATCAGCTAGTTCAATATTGGTAGATACAAATCACATGGGTTATCTAAGTGGTACAACAACCGATTACCCAATCATGTATCAGGAGTTTATACTCTACATGATCGCCATGATCTCATACGTCTGGGATCACTCACGTGACGACACATATCTATCCTATACTCTCATCATGGGGGACGAACAGCTTGAGCCAATGAATGTTCAACCATTTGGTCTTCCAGCACATGAAGATCTCCCGCCTGTACCTCAAGGCATACTCCTTATTCAGGATGAGACAATAATGATCCAGCGGATTGGAGGTCCATTGTGGAGTTCCAACATACCTGTCCACCGCGCTGTAGATACAGACAACCGATTTGCAGCTGTCATATGTGAGATGCATAGAGCTCTGGGGACTGCCCGATTTGTAGAGGGACTTCTAGACCACACGGTTCAGCAAGTCTCACTGAAGATAGGTCTTCCAGAGCTTGTCGGCATGGGTATGGAGCTTTTTCTTAAATCGGCTGCATGTGTGGCAATTGACTTCATATCCGGAATCTACTTTAGTGGAACACACAGTGACAGATTTGGTCGATCTAGCAATTATGTGGTTCAAAGGGTGGGATCACTCCTTGTTGGGGCCATTGCTAAATATCTTCTGCACCCACATCTGGCTGATGATCCGGTTATAGCCGGGCTCTGTATAGGCCCCACCTTGAAGTATGATAGGAGATACTCCCCTACAAGAGCTCTAATTGCTGAACTAGGTCGATATGTCAGACTTTTGTTTTTTGGTTCAAGATCCATCTACTATACCATGCCTGTCACCATATTTGCATCTGAGGGAGACGGAGCTACACTAAGTGCTATCATCAGACTCTTGAGACGCCGCGCTCTACAGGCTATGGTTAGCTCTACCATCACAAAGGATGATGCCAGCTTTATCGTCGGATCAACAATTAGGAGAATGGTTAGAGGAGGCCATAATACAGAAGCTGATAAGATCACCGGTTTTAGAGCAATACTATTAACTTATGATCGTCACCGGCGTGGGAGGCACCTAGTGAGTGGAGCCGCCTCATCAGTCGCTGTTAAAGTGGCCTTATCGGCTGAGGGCTCACGCATCTACGGGTCTAGCCTGTCGGCTGAAGAGGTGATTCGTACTTACCGAGGGGAACTAAGTAAGAGAGCTAAAGCCAATCGAATGAGGATAGAGGAACCTTGCTCTATGGAAATAGCCTCTGTATCAATAACCAATGCAGCTATACCTCCTCTAGGACAGACATGGACTGACACAATGATAACCAGACTGTCCGAGACTAAAGGAAGAGCCTTCTCCTATGGTTCTGGGGCATTCAGAACCTGGCTTGTGCTATCATCCATGTTTAAGGATAAGACTGTATTGATAGTTGGATCAGGACTCGGAGGTGCAGCAGCTGCTGCTCTACTAGGTGGATCTGATCGTGTCATAGGTCATGATCTTCGCGCCGATTTCCCGAGTGATGTAAGCATGAGTTCCTATCTCCCTCCACTGGTCCGCCTATATACAGACAAGAAGAAGTTTGAGCAGTCAGAACTAACCTTAGCAACCAGTGGGGATTGGTTCAACCCGTCGGTGTCATATACGTTATGCAATTATGTATCTGACCAGTATATCCTTGTTTTGGACATTAGTACTAGTCTAGGCTTTACAGAGGAAGTTCTCAAGCCTCTCGTATCACACTCATTCTCTGGGGAAGTCTTAGTACGTATTGTTGCAGACCCTGCTGTCCATATCAACGTAGTGGGGACAATAATCCAAATTGGTGTCCTGCTAAGATGCTGGGAATGGACGAGAGTCTCGGATAGACTGGAACGAGTTTATCACATTAGGGTAACTAAGAAAGCATGGCCTCTGCTCCGGACAGGCGGGATTATCTTGGATCCTATAATGCTCAGACAGCCTAGAGAGATATTCACCGCCGTTCCATTAGCCGCCTACTTAGCAGCTCCACTAGGGGGTCTCACTGGAAACACAATCCGGACTTCGTTCCTGTCATGTATCGAAACCTTCTCGCTAATGCTCTCAATGCACCACTCCAAGCCAACCTTCAACGAATGGACAGAGGTCTTACATAGTATTATAATCATTGAGTGGCTCTGTCTACTCCATGATGAGGAGGTCATCCCAGTAATCCGAGAATCCACATCTATTGGTCTTTTCAGATCTATGCTTCACCCATCCGTGCTTGTTCAATCAACTCCCAATTTATTACGTCTAGCTGCCAACACTGGGTTCAGACTGATTGGTCATCTAGATTCACCTGTAACAGCCTCCGCCTGGTTATCCAGAACTCGTCGTCGTCCCCTTTGAAGCTATCCATCCGGTACATCCCTCTATCTCTAACAAGCAGTCTACAAGTATTTAACAAAAATAAACTATTGTCCCTGACTGAAACCTTAGGAAATTTGTTGAATAACACCCATGTCCTGAGACAGTCTCCTAGAGACTTAAAACAATGGGAGGGCTATAGACGATCCATAAAACAGACAGCCTATAGGACCTCCCAGTTCGGTACTCGCATGAGTATTGAAGCAGGGGGTCGTGTGATGATGCTACGCTTAAGAGGTCTT